CTGTTGTAGAAACTCAGGCGAAAAAGGTTGTTTCCGGAGATTTAAAACCAGAAGTTGCAACTCTTCAAAAGTTAGATGATTCTACAAAAAACACTCTGGAGAATTTCAAGAAAGCAGATTTAACAAATAAAAAGCATCAGAACTGGTTTATGAATCAAAAGCTTTTCAATGGGACATTGATCCCTAAAGGTAAATTTGACACGATCACACCTAAAGAACTCGGCAAGCTTGTAGAGAAAAAAGAACTTACTAAACTTCAAACGAAATATGATAAAGCCTTTAAAAAATTACTTAATCCTACTCCTGTCAAACCTAAAGCACCAATTAAAAAATGGGATGACGAATCCTTTATTCAAAAGAATATTGGAAGCACCAACAAGAAGACACCACCACCTCCAAGGTTGACAGCAAAACAAGGAAAGAAATCAACAGATGATCTTTGGTATAAATCGGACGTAAAAGATTCTGTGAAAAATTATGATATGACCAAAGTCCAATTTGATCAAACATCCGAGGTTATTAGTAATTGGACAGGGACGAATTTCGGAGAGATTCGAGCACTTCAAATAAAACAGGCAAAACTTGTAGGAAAACAGCTAAACCCTAATGAAATAAGACAATTAAAGAAATTCGAGATGTTTGAAGGGAGAAATAAAAATACAGTTAATACCATTGCTAGAGATGCCGACAGAATGGAACGGTATATCGCTAGAACTCCGAAATGGAAGGGAGGAACAAGAGCTGTTTATGATGGGAAGACTGTCAAACTTGGAGAGGCTTTTTATGATAAGCAGCCTAATGGAACCGTTTTCCGGGGGATGACTGTTAATAGTAAAAACATCGTTGAGGATGTTCTCCAAAATATAAAAGCAGGTGAGGCTGTGACAACGATGGAAAGTTGGTCAGCAGATCCTCGAATTGCAATCAAATTTGCAAAAGGAGAAATTGGACGTGGAAATCATGGGCTTGTAATGAGACATGTCAATAAACATGGATCACCTATTGAATATTTAAATGGAATGAATGAAAGCGAAATATTGCAACCTAGCGGAGTTCGTTACAAGCTTATTAGTAAGAAGACAAAGACTTGGACAAAGAAAGTTGATGGAGTTGCAGAAGATTTCTCAATGACTGAGGTTGTTTTAGAAGCTATTTAAGATAATCAGGCTCTTTAGAAAGTTTAATCGTCTCTGTTTCAATTCCTTCTGCTTTTAAAGCCTTGTCAAGATCTTTATCTATTTGGTCGTTGGTTCTGTCGTCCTCTGGGTCGATGTTGTAACTAATACCAATAGCCGTAAAAGGACTTCGGTCTATATAGGGTTCTTTTTTTGCCATAATGGGTTCAAGTGTGGTTCGTTTGTTTCTATCATGGCACGTAAAGGCAAAAAGGGCAAAGGTGCAAAGAAGAAGGGCTATTGTTAGTATATAAATGCAACCCTGCGGGTTTTCATGTCAGACGAACAAAATCGCGAAGCTGCGCCGAGCGATTCAAATCAAACAAATGTCGAAGATTTACAAGCTTTAGTTAAAAAGCTTGAAAGTCGTATTGATGCAACCGACATCAAGAACAAAGAACTCCTAGAAGAAAAAAGGAAGTTTAAAAAGGTCGAAGAAACTCTTTCGGGTTTACCTGAAGGAACCGACATCAATGAATTATTAACCTTTAAACAGCAAAGCGAGCAAGCGGAGCTGGAGCGTAAAGGGAAATATAGCGAAGCCTTAACGGCAAGGGAGGAACAATTCAGGGAAAGGGAGGCAAAGCAAAAAGAAGCAATTCAAGAGCTTGAATCTAAAGTTAAAAATCTTGAGTTAATCAATCCAGCCGTTCAAGCTTTATCTGAAGTCGTTCGAGATCCTGATCTTGTTTTGAATAATTTCTTGCCTAAAGAAAAGATCGAAATGAAAGATGGCGTTCCTGTTGTTATTGATGGATACGACAGACCACCCGTTACCGAGTGGATTAAAAATAAACTCGTCGAAGATAAGCGCGATTATTTATTAAAAGATCCTTCACCTCAAGGAAGCGGAGCGCCAGCAAGTCGAAGTTCTGCTTCTGGCAATGCTGCGGGCATTGATTCCGACCTAATGAAAAGGCTCGCTAATGGCGAGCATGATGTTGAACACGATATTTATAAGAGGTATGGTCGTGACGCTTGGTTAAAGGCTAAGGATATAATTTCTGCAAACAAATAAGATAACGCGCTAAGATAGTCGGTAACAGTTTCAAGGCTGCGCTGCGGACTGTAGCCCTGCGGGCGAATAATACACTTTCATAAATTTCGGCAATGGCCACGCTTAGAAGCGACGTCATTATCCCCGAGGTGTTTGAGAGCTACGTCAATGAAGAAACAACTAAAAAGGATGCCTTCTTGGCGTCTGGTGTTGTTCAACCAATGGCGCAGCTCAACGCATCCGAGGATGGTGGTGATTTCGTTAATGTTCCTTTTTGGAATGCGAACCTTAACAGCACATTCAAGGTTTTAACAGACAGCACTTCTCTTGTTCCTGAGAAGATCACAGCAGACAAGCAAGTTGCGGCGGTTTTACATCGTGGCGATGCTTTCGAAGCTAGAGACTTGGCAGCATTAGCGGCTGGTTCTGATCCTCTTAAGGCAGTTGGAACAAAGCTTGCTTCTTATATTGCTCACGAACGTCAGAAGGATTTATTAAATACTTTGGCGGGTGTGTTTGGTGATCTTTCTGCTCTTAATGCAGGAAACACCGCTTTCTCTGATTTAGCTGTTGATGCTTTAGCAGGTGATACAAGAACAGCATTAAGCCCCGGCCATATTGCAAAAGCAAAAGCAAAGCTTGGCGATCAAGGCGGAAAGCTTACCTCCATTTGTGTTCACAGCAACGTCTTTTATGACTTGTTAGAGCGCAAGATGGTTGATTTCGTTCTTGCTGCTGATACAAATGCAAGTGCAACCGCTTCAGGTGGTTCAATTGCTGCGGCTTACGGTGGCGAAGGCACTGTTCCTAAGTACTGCGGTTTGAACGTTATTGTTTCTGATGACGTAACAACTAAAGGCTCTGGAGCTTCAACAGTTTACGCGACTTATTTGTTTGCTAACGGTTCAGTAGGTAGCGGCCAGCAGGCAGGACTTAAAACAGAATTTGACAGGGACATCCTTGCCAAGTCTGATGCTATGAGTTTCGACCTTCACTACATTTATCATCCAATCGGATCTAAGTGGGCAGTGACTACAGCGAACCCTACAGCTAGTCAGCTTTCAACAGTTACTAACTGGAGCAAGGTATACGAAACCAAAAACGTTGGGATCGTAAGAGTGTCCAATTTATCTAATATGGACTAATGGCTAGTATTTTCCAACTTGAGAATCCTGTTTTTAACAGAGAGAACTCAAGCGTTGAACTTGTAGCAGCGTCCGACGCTGACACAACTTTGACAGCGGCTCAGTCTGTTAACAGTCTTGTCGTAATGACTCCTACAGGAGCGAAAACCGTTACTACAGCAACAGCAGCAGCAATTGTTTCCGAGCTTGGATCTGGTGTTCGTATTGGTACAACTTTCTCAATCACTTTGAGAAATCAAGCGGCCTCTACTCACGCTATGACTTTGGCAGGAGGAACAGGCGTTACTCTTGACGGTGATAACACAAACACCGCAGCAGCAGCAGCAACACGCGCTTTCTTGGGACGTGTTACAGCTATTGCAAGCGGCTCTGAAGCGATCACTGTTTACTCTGGTGTGACTTCTGCCCACTAATGGGATTATTCGCATTTAGGCGAAGGCAAGCAGAATTGGAGGCCGCTTCGACGGCTTCCTGTTCTACTGTCAAGGCAAAGCCAAAACGTAAAAGAAAAACCAAGCCTTTAACAAATGGCAATAACGATTCATCACACGGTCGGAGCGTCGAACGCGAACAGTTACCTAGCTCTGACTGATGCACAAGATTTAATTGATGGTCTTGTTGAAGATGACGACGTCGCTGCATGGGCGTCCGCAACAACCGACCAGAAAAACAGAGCTTTATATACTGCGGCGGTAAGAGTTGACAGTGAAAGATTTCTAGGCGCTAGGGCAACAGATACTCAGGGGATGCAATGGCCAAGAGAAGGAGTCCTAAAACCTGACACTTATAACCGTTCGATTGCTGGTTTTCCTTATACATTAACGGCGGATTATTATACAACTACGGAAATACCTGTTCAAGTAAAAGAAGCACAGGTCATATTGGCTGTTTACTTAAACAACAACAAAGCGGGTTTAGGACTTTCAGGTTTGGAAGATTATAAACGCGTCGGGGTTGGTGGAATTGCTGTTGAACCTATGAGTACGGGAGCTGTTGGCGCTGATCGTGTTCCGCCAATGTATGAAAGAACCTTAAGAGGTCTTAGAATAAGTGGGCCGGGTAATGTATCAATCAAACGGAGCTAAACAAAATGGGTTACGCCTATTCATCAGCGGTTATTATCACAGACACAAACGCCCATACAGGGAGGTTTGGGAAAATCACTTGCTTAACAGATTCGACTGTTACTTTGGTTTCTCCAAATGTCACAAAGAATGGTTCTTCAACTGTTTCTGGAATTGATCTAAAAGCAAGCACAGAAATTGAGGGAGTCTTCACAAGTATTACTCAGACAAGCGCGGGTTCTGTTATTGCCTATCATTTATAAATGGGACTTGAAACGGGCCTAAAAAAAGTCATCGGTAAAGTTGTCGCAACGACCGGCATCGGAACCTCTGTGACTTTTAGGCGCGTGACGATGGGAACGTACGACGTTAAGAACAGTAAAGTTAATCGCTCGACAAGTGATACTTCCTTGAAGGGTGTTTTGTCGTCTGTTAATCAACGGGAAGTTAATGAATTAATTCAGGGCGATGATTTAAAAATAATGATCGCCTCGGATGCTTTAACTGTTGAGCCTTCAACGACGGATGAACTTATTATGAGTGGAATAACATATCAAATTGTGAGAGTTGAAAAAGAAATTCAGGCGGGTATTTTCCTTAATTATGTTTTGTACTTGAGGGCATAATGTTTGACAACATTTCTATTCTTGATATGGGTCCAGAATATGAAAAGGAGTTGGATCAATTAATGCGCGTTTTGGTTTTAGAAGCCGATTCGTTAGTAAAACAAGGAACGCCAGTTGATACAGGAAGACTTGCGGCTAGTTGGCAGATAGGACAAAACGACACAAGCGGCGCACCAAAGCCACCGGGTAAATATCAAAATGCGGGGCCAGCTAAAGGAAGTAATTACATTGTCGGGAAAGAAAAAGTTGGAAATACTTATTACGTGCATAACAATTTGCCTTATGCGGAGCCTGTTGTTTTTGGGACAAGCTTGCCGCCTTCTTGGGGTGGAAAATATAGAAGCGGAAATAAGAAAAGAGGCGAAGCTATAAAACAAAAGGTTGGCTGGATTGACTTAATAGAAAAAGACCTTGAAGATAGAAGCAAGCAACTCTGGAAAGCGTGGGGTGGTAAGTAATGGCCGCGGCAGATTTAAACACAGTCAGATCGACGATTGAAACGCGTTTACAAGATGAACTCTCAAC